GAATCGTCAAAGCATCCTCGGTGCTCAGATCTCCGTAAAGAGATCCAGCTACCGTTGTATAATTAGTAGCTGTAATAGCCATGTCTTCTCCTATGCACTTGCACTAGTTAATTTGCTCCAAAACGCTAGTTTGTCGTCCTGCGACTCCACTCGTCTTGGAGCTTGATTACGTACAGGTGGCTTTGAGGGCATGGGCCGACTAGCAGCTACTCGCCTAGGATTAACTGCCGGAGCAGGAGCTTCTTCGGGAGGGCTAGGTCGGTGCGCCTGATCAGGGTAGTCGTATAAGTAAGATCTTACTAGATCCACAAAACCTACCGGATTCTCAAAGTCCAACACTGCATTCTTACGACTCGCACTACTTAGCACCCACTGAGCAAAGTCTGGATCATCCAGATCTAGCTGAGCAGAGTTGGTAATGCCTAGTTCTTTGTTTGCTATTGCATGACGTTCGTTGAGCTTTTGCTGTACGTACTTCTCATGCTTCGCTTTGCGTACTTCTTGAAGATCTCCTTCTATCGCTTGGTTCGCTCGACCTAGCCTATGCTGGATCAAAGCGTCGATTCCTTGAAACAATTCGGGAAATGTCTCGACTTCTTCTCGAACAGTTGGTGATAGCTGATCCATAATGTCGGAAAAGATCGCATCCGCATTTGGTTCTGCAGTATTCTTACTACTCTCACTAGTAACTGGTGCTTGTTGAAGCTGAGCTACTTGTGCTTTTAACTGTTCAATACTATCAGCAAGCTGCTTATTCTCCCCTTTGAGGGTTGAAATGAACTGCTGTGAGTCTCGGAATCGCTTTACTAGTTTCGGGTCGTTAACTAGTGGATCTGGAGTCTCTGGTTCTACTTTGGGCGGAGGGTCTGGCTCCCGCTCAGGTTCGGGTTCGCTAGTTTCAGCTACCTCTTCAACTGGTGTCGCAGGAATAGGTGCACTAGCTTCTTGACCTGTGAGCTTGGCCCATAATTCATCTCGATCTAGAGGGGTTTCCTCTGTAGTTTCCTCCGGCTGAACCGGATTCTGGTCTGTTTTAGTAGCCATAAGGTCTACTTAGCTCCGTTTGGTGTGACGTTCGGGGTAATCTAGCAGTTCTTTGAACGCTTGGATCTTCCCAACCCGTAAATTGTGGTCAGATAGCTGCTCCGGTGTCACCGGATGGGCTAATCTGTCCAGTTCTTGCTGCATTCGTAGCCTCAAATACCCGCTCAGGTGCTGCCACAGTCTGCTTTGAGCGAGGATTTGCAGCTCTTCCGGTGACAGGGGGTGATCCTGCCATTGGTAGTTGTTCGGGTGCTCCACTCATCCCTTCCATTTGCTGACTTTGTAGTAATCTTTGGCGAACTTGCGCCATTTCTTCCTTAATTAGCACGCTCAAGTCGCTAAAATCGCTAGGCTGACCTGGATCTACGCCCATTTCTAGCATTTTTAGCACTTTCTGGATTTCTAGATCCCGTCTCTGCTCTCCAATGGAGAGTCTTTCGTCTAAGCTAGCTTTCAATTTGACCTGCTGCTGCTCGATTTGAGCTTCTAGACCCTTGACTTTCGCCTCCATTTCTAGTTTTTGCTGCATAGCAGCCTGTTGCTGCTGCTGATCTCGCTGTAAATCCTCTGCAGTTTTTAACATTTCGTCAGGATCTAGCGAAAATGCACGTAACATCGGCTTGGCAAAACGATCAATCTTCATCAAGTTGACTAGTGCCGGAACATTCATCACGATTTGCAGGAATTGCAACATCTGCTGGTTATGAATCTCCTCTGCTACAAACCTCTCATAGCCTGTACAGATCGCTTCGGCATCACAATGCAGGTTTGGATCGTCGCTATCGACTAGTATCCAGCGGTATATCCCATCAATAGATCCTTGAAGTATCCGAGAAATGCTCTGAATGACAGAAGCTGTCTGCTTCTGGGAATTTGTATTGAGCAGGGACATCCCTGTGGCTGTTTTAGTCTGATAGCTAGCAGACTGACCTATCCCGATTGGGCTTTGACCACTAGAAAGATTGGCCTCTTTTTGCAGAAAGTTCATCATGTCCATCAAACCATGCGTCACATCCGGTATTACAATAGAACGGAAAGCACTATTGATGTCTGTACCTGGCAAGAAAGTGATCGGTTTCCCAGGTTCTAGGTTCTGGAGGTCAACTTCATGTCCGATTTGCGAAGGATCTACGGCTAGTAGCGGCATAGAAGAGATCTGTTTGCCTTCCACATACATAGCCATTGTAAAGTTTAGTAGGCTTTGAATGTCCCTAATAGACCAGAAGATCCCATCACCCCAAATACTGTGTGGAACTTGCTGCCAGTAGCCAAAATGATACGGTAGCATCCCATCGTAAGGGCTGATTGTAGCTTTGACTGTACGATCTCCTAGTACATATACACATACCGGAATGATCGTGAGGTCGCCAAAGTCAGACTTGTCAATAAATCCTTCCAGATCGTCTGCATCCAGAGTTCCCCAAAATTCTAAAAGCTCGTACTCCTTCTCCTCTTCCCCACCTGTTGTCTCCTGATGCGGATTGAGAGGCTGAGCAACCTCTGTTGTTTTGGTAAATACTCTGCGACCTAGTACATCGGAGATAGCATCCTGATCAAAACCTGTGTCTAGCGTAAGTAGCTGACGAACTTGTACGGAAGATAGTTGCTTGCGTTCAATAATATAGCTAACGTCGTTAATATTCTCCGCTTCTGGAGAGGGATAGATATCAAAAATAGAGACGAATTTTGCAGAGGGAACTAGTTCTTCCTCGATTGCTGATTCGATTCGCTGTAGACGATTAGCGTATTTACCTTTATATACTGGGTAGTTTCGATGTTGTAGTACTGGGGACTTCATGACCCCAGTCCCGTGTAGTATCAGCTCGTGAATACTCTTCGAGATCTCAGAAGTAAATTGGGTTTTGTCTAGTATATCTCGAATTCTATCTTCTATATTGTGTGCACGGTCTTCTAGAATTTCATCAATCGGTAGTTCTTTGCGGAGTTCAGCCAGATAAGTCTGCCTCTCCCTATCCGTCATCTCAGCCATTCCCTCTGCAAACTGATGAATATCGCTAGGAATAAAGCGTGGGTATCGGGTCGGCTGGATAGTAAAAGGGATCTCGCCATTGCGGAATAGCATAGCGTTGATCTTGATGTGAGCAGAGGAAACCTCTCGTCGAGTAATCTGCATAAACGGCGGACGGTTCGGTGCACTATCCGTATCATAGGGCGTACTATCGAATTTTCCGTTAAACGCATCTTCTCCCGGTAACCATCGATCCGCCTCTATATTCTTGCGATAAGTACTAGCCGACTCAAACTTCTCTCGTACTAGCGTAGCAAGAGTATCACTGCGGGTTAGTGACTCGTCCACACTGGGTTCTGTGTTTTCGTCGTAGGGATTGTATGCCATAGTTAACTAGGAGCTACGTGCCTAAATAGGTTTCTTCTAGTACTAGTAGTGAGAGGAGATGTTTCAAAGCTATGTCGGTACGGGTGCTTCACTACTCCCCAGGCTGCTAGTGCGAGTGCCATCACACAGTCATCGTGACTTCCATGATTTGCTGCCTCTTTTCCATTTGCTAGTATAACAAAAGTCATCAACTCGTCAACTATTCTAGGTGAGTGAACTAGTAGCTCTTCAGTACGTAATAGCTCACGTAGTACATCTATTAGTTGTGGCCTAGTACGAATCGTTGTCAGGAAGCCTACTCGTTTTGTACGTTTAGCTGTTTTCTCGTCCTGCTTGATCTCGTTATATAATTGAGTGTAGTGATGCTTATCGAGCAATGCTCTCAATGTTACTAGTCCGTGGTTGTTTCGTTCTACTACTAACATAGCTTCATTATAGTATTGTGCTAGTGTTGTCAACTTCCAACCTAATAAATCAGGGTCAGTCTTTGTTCGCAGTAGGGCTACCTGCTCCATGCTATGAGCATCTAGTACTGTTGCTACTGACCAGTCTGTGTCCCGATCATTTATTTCTATCCCTTCGGAAACATCAACACCGATCCGGTAAGCTACTCCAGAAGTGGGTGGTCTGAAGACCTCAAGCTCCCCGAATTTATCCGGTTCCATTTTATAAATATAACTACCAGCCTCTGTGTAACGATTGACTTCTAGGTTATAGCGTTCCGGCTCACGCTCTAATTCTACTCTTTGGCGTATTCTTTCTAACAGATTTCGGTCAAACACCATCCTACCGCTGGCAAGGAAAGCTTCTCTAGCACTGGTAGGGTAATCTTGGTGAAAGTCTTCTAGCCTACCTTGACAATTGATATCGATAGCCTGTCTGCGCCAGTA